ATGGAATTAGAATTTAAAGGAACAAAAGGAAAGTGGGAAGCTGTTATGAATACATCAAAAAACAGTTGGACAATTTCTTCTTGGGATAGAAATAAAAGTTTTGGACATATAGCTTATATTAATACTGGTATTGGAGAGGCGGAAGATATTGATATTACTGCAAACGCTAAACTAATAGCAGCAGCACCAGAATTGTTAGAAGCGTTAAAAGATCTTTATATTCAAACACTAGATTGGACAAATCAGGGATCAATTGAAGAAAAATATTACTTTAAATCTGTTCTTGAAAAATCTAAAAAAGCAATAGAAAAAACACTTAAATAAAACACTAAACAATTAGAACTATGAATATAAACGAAAAAATAGATTATTTGTTCTCAAAAATCAACTGGAAGGATTCTAATCTAGACTCAAAGGCAATTGAGATAATGAATAATTTAAAATCAGATATTAAAGAACTAATGAAATGAAAAAAGAACAAAAAGAGATAGAAAAATTTAGAGTTTATAAAGTCGGATATGACGGTAGTTTTTTTATTACAACACATTTTGAAGATGTGAAAGCTACAATTGAAGATAGTGAAGAAGAATATACAATAATTTCCTTTAAAATGACACAAGAAGAGTATGAAGAATTACCTGAGTTTGAGGGGTTTTAAAGAACTAACATTAAATAAAGAAGAATGAAAACACATTGTAGAGACTGCGGTTGGATTGGAGAAGATTGCAATATGAATGGGGTTTTATGTCCTATTTGTGAAAGTGAAGAGGTTTATTATGTAGAAGATTCAGAACTTAAAAACCAATCCAATGGATAAAGAACAACAGGAAGCAGAGAGAATATACAATTCAATAACCTCTGAAATAGAGTTAATTGACTACTTAAATGGATTGACTGTTGTTCCGGATAACATGGTAGAGGATTACGCAAATAGATTTGCTAACACCATGAATGAACTTACTGAAGCAAAACAAATAATACAAGAAATGTAATTATGAAAATAAATCAAAAAGGAGCAACTAGAATAGTTATATTAACTAAAAAATATGCTATAAAGATTCCAAATATATTGTTTTGGAGAATGTTTTTATATGGATTACTTGGCAATATGCAAGAGAATAGTTTTTCTAAAATGAAATATAAAGGCATGTGCCCTGTATTGTTTTCCTTTCCAGGAGGTTTTTTAAATATAATGCCAAGATGTCGTGTATTGTCTAGGAATGAATGGGACTATATGCATGTGTATAAACAGTGCAAGAGACTACATAAGGATGTAAATATACCTGTAGAACTTAAATACGATAGTTTTGGGTGGTTAAACGATAATATAGTAGCGATTGATTATGGGTCTTAATAATATTTGTGGAAAACCACAAGTATAAGAAACAACCTAAGAGTACCTTTGATTTATGATAAAGAAATGGTTTTATAAAAAACGTAGAGAGTACTTAGCAAAGAAACATAATTATTGCATTTGCAATCCAAAGAAACCAATGTTACCAGATTTTAAAACATGTCTGCATTGTGGACGAAGAATATAATTGTAAATTTACGATATGGATAACTCAAATAAAATTTTTAAAAAATTTGTAGAGGTTTTGCGAAATTTCGGAATAACATCAAAACAATTCAATCAAAACGTTAAAAATTTTCAATATGAAAAGGATCTATATCATCTTTCAACAGTAACAAACATAGAGGATGTAGAAGAGCTTTTAAAAAAACTAGCACCATTACAAATGGTTATGGAACAAGTTTTTAAATTCTATTGTGCTACAGGAAGATTTCCTAATAAAGAAGAGGATGAATTTATTTATCAATATGGATTCAATAATTGGCATTCATTACATATAAAATCAATACAAGGGTATAAGACTGGTAAGCTTCTTTATAAAACCATAAAAAAATCCTAACTTACCTCATGCCACATCCAAACCCCACTATTATCATTAAAGTAATATAGAATATCATCACATTCAAAATTCTTATATCTATCAATTAGTTCTTTAAATATTTTTTTAGAAGCTCGTTCACTTCTTTTTCCGGAATATTTCTTAATACCATCAAAATAGGAGTATACTTTATTTTTAAGATGTGCATATTTCTTCCCTGAATCATTTACTTTAATGTAAGACAGACCGCAATACGCACGGTTTATCTTCTTCTCGATAAACTCTGAATCAATTTGTATAGATTTATTTAACATTGAATTAGGAATATTTCCTAAAATTAGGAATAAATCCAATTGCAATGATGTTTTCATTGTTTAAAATTTATTATTTTAATTTAGACTAAATAAGAATAATAATTGTATCTTTACTATATCCTATGATTGGCTAGTGATTTCTAGTTGGTTTTGTGAACGTTGTTTAATTGATTTAGCAAAGGGGAGGTGTTTCATTGTCGCCTCCCTTTTTTAATTATGAAAAAAGTAATTATAACATCTTCAGGTATTAAAATCACAATTGAGAGTAACCCAGAAAACTCTAACAAAAACTTTGATTATATATCAAACACCATTAGTGATTATTTTGAATGTATAGAAGAGCCAGAATACATTAACCAGGACGTTTTGTTTGAAACTAAACTAATAGAGCAAAAGAACTCCTCATTGTTTTCTGATAAATCAAAACATGTGATCAACAAGAATTTAATGAATTAAGAAATGAGTAATGCACCATTAGTTAAGATAAACAGTTTTTCTCATATAGAGAATGAATATAACAATGGTGAAAATATATTTCATGTTTTAAAATTGATAGAACATTCTAAACAATATCAAGAATTTGATTTACCACTTTCAGGAATAGATATTTCAACAACACCTTGGGGGAGTAGTATCGATATAAAAACATTCTGTTATCATGCTAATAGAATTAAGAATGCAGATTTAAATTTCCCAATACTTTTAGATGAATACGGTTTTATATGTGATGGGTGGCATAGGGTATGTAAGGCCATACTCAATAATCATAATTCAATTAAAGCTATTAGATTAGAAACTATGCCAGAACCAGATAGAAGATCAGAAGATTAAAAAAACTAAAAGATGACAAGTAAACTATCAAGAACATTATTTTTAGGAATATCTCTTATTCTTGCAATATTAGTTCCTATCACCGCACCTCAATGGTACAATTCATTATCTGCACATGCAGATTCTACAAATGAAATCATATATAATGGAATGCATTTGTTTTCAATTTTCTTTTTCTTCTTAAACGCACCACAGCAAAAAAGGAATTTTGATTATATAATTGGTTTAGGAATGGGATCTATATTATTAACAAACATGAATGATTTTCCAATAGCTCATAATATTTGTACAGCTTTGACTTTAGCAACTGCTATTTATAGTATGCTTTATTATTGTTCCAAAAAAAACAGAGTTATTAATATCTATTTAGCTTCATCAATTGTTATTGTATTTGTATTAGGCTATTTATCGAAAGATATTTATTTCGCAATGGCTGAGATAATTGCAATGTGGATTGTAGGAATACATATGGCTCGTAGAATATGGATAGGGGCGAGACAGTAAAACAAGGTTATGAGTTATGGGAGGAACTGAAAAAACTAAAATAAATAAACCAGATAATCTTAACGCCAAACAAAAAAGATTTTGTGAAGAATATGTTATTGATTTGAATGCAACACAGGCAGCAATTAGAAGTGGTTATTCAAAAAAAACAGCTAGATCACAGGCACAGAGACTGTTGACAAAAGTTGACATTCAGAATTACATTAAATCTCTCCAGTCAGAAATTCAAGATAGAAATAAGATAACAGTTGATGAGTGTGTACAAATACTAGCAAATATAGCCAGATTTGATATATCTGAAGTTTATAATGAATTAGGAGGTATGAAGGCAATCGCTGAGATACCCAAAGAACATAGAACTGCTATAACTGGAATAGAATCTGAACAACAGTTTGATTTTATGGATGGTGAAAAAATTCCGGCAGGAATCATTAAGAAAATCAGAACTTCTGGAAAGGAATCTGCTATAGATAAACTAATGAAACATTTAGGAGGCTATGAGAAAGACAACCAACAAAAACAGGTAGTAATTGATTATTCGAAATTGAGCCCTGAAACACTAATGAATATTTGGAATGCTAGAAACACCGATTGATATAAACATCGTAGATGTAGCAATCACGCTTTTTAAAAAGAGGGTGTTTGATTTCATTACTGTTATTGAAGGTAAGAGGCATAAAAAACAGGAAGAAGCATTAAAATTACTAACAGATGATAAAATTGAAGAGTTGGTTTATGGTGGTGCTGCGGGTGGCGCAAAGTCATGGACTGGTTGCGTATGGTTAATGTTTATGTGTTTGGTATATCCTGAAACTAAATGGTTTATTGGTAGAGAAGAACTAAAAAGGATTACAGAATCAACTTTAATCACTTTTTTTAAAGTAGCCAAAGCATATGGAGTAACCACTTTTAAGTATAATGGTCAAAAGAACTTTATTCAATTTAAAAATGGCAGTAGAATTGATTTACTTGAACTTAAATTTCTTCCAAGAGATCAATTGTATGAAAGATTTGGATCAACTGAATATACTGGCGGTTGGATAGAAGAAGGAGGTGAAATTAATTATGGAGCTTATGAAGTTCTTAGATCTCGTATTGGTAGACATTACAATGATAAATATGGAATAAGGGCTAAATTATTCATTACTGCAAATCCAAAAAAGAACTGGTTATATTCTGATTTTTATAAACCATTTAAAGCCGGAATTCTTACAGGAATTCAGAAGTTTCTACAAGCATTTGTTCAGGACAATCCATTTATAGAATCTGGTTACATAGAACGTCTTAAAAGGACAAAAGACAAATCTAAAAAGGAAAGACTATTAAAAGGTAATTGGGACTATGATGATAATCCCTACGCACTGTGCGAATATGAAGATATTATAGCAATATTTGAAAACGATCACATTAAATCAGTAGAACAAAAATACATTACTGCGGATATAGCCAGGTTTGGTTCTGATTATGCAAGAATTGGCGTTTGGAAGGATTGGGATTTAATTGAAATAAAAAGCTTTGAAATTAGTAAAACTACCGATATACAGGCTTGTATTGAAACATTACGAACTAAGTATCAAATAGCTAAACATAATTCCATTGCTGATGAGGATGGTGTTGGAGGTGGTGTCGTAGATAATTGTGGAATAAAAGGGTTTATGAATAACGCTAAACCATTCAAGGAGATAGTAAGTGGAGAAAAAAAAGATACGCCACAATATGAAAATTTACAAACACAATGTCTATTCTACTTAGCAAAAAAAATAAATAAAAATCAGATCAGAGTAAGTGCAGATATTTCACCTTCTGATAAAGAAATGTTATGTGACGAATTAGGTACTATTGAAAGAGATCCTTCTAAGAGTAAAAAACTTTCATTAGTAAAAAAAGCGAAAATAAAAGAAAATATTGGCAGGTCACCAGACTTTAGAGATCTATTATTAATGAGATCTTTTTTTGATTTGAGTCCAAAAACAAAAAGAAAAGAAACTAAACAAAGTCTATCCGAAATGGGAATAGCATATTAGATAATGGAAGAAGAAAGCATCCTACAATTAATAATCGATCAACCCTATAAAGCAATACAGGAGTTGAAAAAAGATGGTAAAAATTATCTTGATATTGAGAAATACAAAAGTGAATACAAGGATCTCGATAGAAAAATAAGACCTTCTCAAATAGGGAATATTCAAAAAGATAAAGTTGTTGGAAAAGGTGAGAGTAGAAAAATAGTTCAAGCTGTAAGAACAATTGTAAATCTTCAGAGGAAGATTATTAATACTGCAACTGCTTTTGAATTTGGAAAACCAGTTAAACTTATCCCTAATGAAGATAATGAGTTATCAAAATTGATTTTAAAAACATGGAAATCAACAAGAATTGATAGTAAACTTCAGAAAGCTAAGATTCAACAAAAAAGTGAAACTGAAAGTTCTGTATTATTTTATATTTCTGGTGAAGGTGAGGCAAGAAAAATGAGATCCAAAGTATTGAAATCTGATGAAGGTAAAATGTATCCTTATTTTGATTCAGAAGGAGATATGATCTACTTTGTTTGGCAATTTAAACATAAGAATGGTCAAAAAACTATTGATAACCATTGGATATATGATAAAGATAAAGTTTACAAGTTAAGTACTAAAAAAACGGGTAAAATGATGCTTGATAATTCCATTGATCATGGATTTGACAAGATACCTATTGTATACATGTCACAAGATCAGGTAGAATATGAAGATGTTAAGTCTTTAATAGATAGATATGAGGTTACTTTATCAAAATTAGGAGCAAGTAATGACTATACAGGTCATCCAATACTATTTATTGAAGGAGAAGTTCAAGGTATGCCTGATAAAGATTCTGACGGCAAAGCGTTAAGAACTTCAGTTGAGTTTGATGATAGTGGAAATAAAATATCAGGTAATGCTAAGTTTCTAACGCATGATAATGCTCCTGAATCAGTAAAATTAGAAATAGAAACAATAAAAGAATTAATATATTCTTTGACATCAACACCTGATCTTTCATTCGAAAATTTAAAGGGTATAGGTAATATATCAGGGGTCGCTCTAGAACTTATGTTTTTGGATCCAATAATAAAAGCATTAATGAACGAAGGGGAGAATAGAACTATCGTAGAAAGATGTATTAATATCATTACATCGGGATTAATAACTACAATTAAGACATCATTAAAAAGTCAAAATAACAATCTGTTATTTGAAGTTTCATTTGATAGTATTCTTCCAAATAACTTACAAGAAATGGTAAATACATTATCAAAGGGTGTAACTGATGGTATTATTTCTAAGAAAACAGCAGTGGAAAAACTTGCTTTAACAGCCGATAACGAAATTGAATTCAACCAGTTATCTATACCAGAAAACAATAACAATTAATTTTTTTTATCCATTATTCTTATTTAGTCTAAATAAAAATAAAAACATTATATTTGTTTTATAAAAAATAATTTCATAAGAAAATGAACAAAAAGGAACTAATAGCAGAACTAAAAAAATTAGGGCTGTCAGACGAGGTACTTTCGGGCATTGAAGATGATCAGTTAGAGGGGTTAGTGGAAAAACTAAAACCTAGAGAATTGGCATTTGATGATTTCTTGAAAGAATCTAAAAACCAAGGAGAGTTTGATAGAAGAGTTGCAAAAGCTTTAGAGACTCAAAAAAAGAAATTGGAAGAGCCAAATACGGATCCTAAACCGCAAGATGTGGATCCAGATCCAAAGAAAAAGGATGAAATTCCTAATTGGGCTAAAACACTTCTTCAAAAAGTAGAATCAATTGAAAAAGGAAAGATTGAAGATACTAAAAGAGATTCTGCAAAAACTATACTATCAAAAAGTGAAGTACTACCAGATGATCTTAAACAAAAGTGGATTAGTAGAATAGACATCAATTCTGAAACTTCTTTGGAAGATCAGACAAAGGCACTAGAAGAAGAATATTCAACTCTTGTTCAGTCTTATGCTGATAAAAAAACAATAGCTGGTCCAACTCCTAATATCACAGATGACAAGGAACCCAGCAAGGAAGAAATTGATAATTTTATTAACATTTAAAAATGACAACAGCAGATTTAACTTCAAAAAGTAAAGTTACTACTGGAAATGATTCCATAGTAATCATGCGTAATCTCGGAGATATTCCAGGAGGACGTACACTTGATGTTACAGGTTTTGCTCCAGATGTAATTAGTGCAGGTCACGTTATTATTAAAGAAACATCAAGTGGAGAATTCAAACCTATGCCTGTTAATGGAAGTGCTTATGATGCACTACCATCAGGACACACTTATGAAGGTGTGTTAGTAGCATCAATCGAAAAAAGCAAACCTTTTGCTGCAATTATGGATAGAGGAGATGTCCTTGAACCGGCTTCCCCTTATCCACCAACTTCAGCAATTAAGACAGCTCTTTCATTAATCAAATTTAAAACAGAGTAGTAATGGAAGAGTCATTATTTGTACAATACGTTAAAAAATATCTTCGTCCAATAGCTCAAAGAATAGTAGAGCGAATTAATGGAGAAAAAAAGGAACTTACTTATAGGTTTCAGGAAATGTTAACTAAGCGTTTTTCGCCAACACTTACTTGGAAGACTTTAAGTAAAAATGGTAATATGGTAGCCGCTGATATAGTTTCGTTGGATTCTAGCTTACCACTTAAGAAGAGAGACAGTGTTTCTAAGATCAAAGGTGATATTCCAAAACTTGGTATTAAGTTTAAAATGAATGAGCGTCAAATGCAAGATGTAAATATATTGCAAGCTACTCAGAACAACGAAGATGAGCTTATTAGATCTTTGTTCGAAGATACACCAAAGGTAATTACAGGGGTTTATGAAAGGCTAGAGTACATGTTTCATCAAGGTCTAAGTACTGGAGTGGCCTTGGTTAGTGAGGATTATACAACGGGAACTGGTGTTCGTGTCGATTATGGACATCCTGACTCAAAAAAATATGGTGCTTCCGTTAAATGGTCATCTACTGATGCAAAACCAGTTGATGATATAGAAAGAATCCTTGACGAAGCTGAAGATGAAGGAGATAGTCCACAATATATAATTATGGATAGATCTACATGGAATGTATTCAAAACTAACGAGCAAGTTAAATCTTTACATGCAGGAATGTTAGGTCTAACAACTGGTACTTTCCCAATTCCGACATTAGAACAGGTAAATGACGCACTATTAACCAATTACAACGTTACTTTGATTGTGGTTAATAGAAGTGTTTCTATTGAGAAAAACGGTGTTATTACAAAAAGAAAGATATGGGAGCCTAACAAAGTTAGTTTCATTCCTTCTTTAAATGTTGGGTCTTTGACATATGGAACAGTAGCAGAGGAACTTCATCCAGTTGGAGGTGTTGAATATGCAAAGGTTGATGACTATATCCTAGTGTCTAAATATAGAAAAAATGATCCTTTAGCAGAATTTACTTCATCACAAGCATTTGTATTACCAGTTATTGATATGATTGATGAGATTTATATCCTTGATGTCGAAGAAGCTGCGGATGATATTCAAACCGAGGATGATGCAAACTTTGATTATAACGGAGCAGTTTATGCAAGGTCAGGTGTTATTTCTGCTATTAACTTAGCTGACGAAAATGCAAATGCGTTAGACACCAATAAGGATGCAACTCTTCTGAAAAAAATAAATAAACTTTCGGATGAGCAACAAGAGGTATTTGAAAATAATCTTCCTGCACCTATTGTTTAATGTTTAGTGCTGAAAACATAAAAAACCTGAATGAAAGAATAGGATGGAAACAACCTATTGAAGAAGGGCTTGATTCAATTGTTTCTGATGAAAATCAAACAAGTGAATCAGGTCGATTCTTTCAGGATTTTAGTCAACTTGTTACAATCAAAAATTTACATGGTTGCGCACCACAAGCTCATCTCAATGATGAATTTTTTAATCAGTATTTAAAGGAATTAAGAGAATCAGTAGTTCTAACAGTTCTAAACGATGTGTTTTCTTATAATAACAATTCTTGTTTAAATACAGATTACAATCCTTGCATTGAATCAAACATTAACAATTTTGACAATTCTTTAGGTTATATGATGGCAAGAAAGGTTATTGAGATCATTATTCATACTCACAGAAGTAATATGGAGTCTAAAGAGGCTTTGTATAGTTATAGTGAGTTGATGAGTGAATTAAATGGTGTTTTTGATAGTAGAAATAGATTGATTGTTGATGGATTAGCACAGAAATATGATAAATCTATTGAAAAGCTGAGTAATTGTATAGTTGGAAGATCTGGAGTATTCATTGAGTCAGTTAATTTGTGGTGATATGGTTCAAAAATCAGAAAGTAATAAGGGGATTGATAAATCGATAAGTGATATTCAAGATGTTCTGAAAAGAGAATTTATTTCAAAATGGAAAGACTTTGATATTTATGGAAAGATTTACAAGAATGTAAAGGATAAAAAAAACATAATGGAAGTTTATCAAGGTAATGGCGAATACAAACCATTATATTTTAATAAAGATAAAACTGCCACTGTGTTTTTTATTGATTCTGATTCACATTCAACACAAGATGAATTGGTTTATACTTCTGATCTTAAGATTGTGTTCGTTTTGAACCTTTCACAGATATATAATTCAAGAAAAGATTCAGATGCGCATAGTGAAGTTGTTAATACAATTCGAAACAAAACCTTTGGGAATTTTGAGATAAAAGAAATCCAGAAAGGTTATAAAAACATTCTTAGCAATATCAATAATGAATCATTTGTATTTAGTGACATCCATCCTTATCACATGTTTTCAGTAAACGGAAAAATAACATATTATTTAAAAGATTGTTGATTATGACAAAAAAAATAACTGTTGAAAATGAGAAAAAGGAGTACATCTCCAAAGCTGTTTTCAACTTAGGAAGTAAAAAAGACGGTTCTGCTAAGAATAGTTATAAAGTAGGGGATAAAATCCTATTGACTGAAAAGCAAGCCGAAATATTAACAAAAGAAAACAAAATATAAAATGGCACTAGTAAAAGATTTAGTGAATTTAGGGTCTTGTGGTGTTGGTAACTCTTTGGGGATGAATGTTTCATTAGGATGCAAACAACGTATTGTTGCAGCGCAGACTATTGGGGCTTTTACGCCTGGTGCCTTCATGGATCCTAACCAAGAATTAACCGAAGCATATTTCCTTCAATTAATGGAGGAAGGTAAAATTGATTTGGCCACAAATGTAACCTCTTTTGAGGAAAATGGTTCAGATGATGCTATTGAAACTTTAGAAGATGATACACAGATCGTCACCAATGAAGGAAAGTATAAGTTCATGGCCACCTTTACAAGTGGTTTATATCTTAATCGTGCCCTCCATTCATTAAAAGGTTTCGGTAGTCGAGACATTTTCATTATTGACAAAGAAGGTAGTATAATCTTGACCAAAAGAAATGCCGGAGGAGTAAAAGGTTTCACTACTGGAATGATTCAACCAGGAAAACTTCAATTTCCTTCTAACACAGTTGGTCAAAAAGAATCTCTAATGTTTCAATTCTTGAATAGATTTGAAATGGATGATAATTATGTTATTATTGAAAAAGAGAACTTGGATTTTGATCCTAGAATTATCAATGGAGTATCTCAGGTGACTTTATCTTATGTAAATGATCCAACTGCAGCCGATACAACTATCACTTTTGAAGCAGTCTTAACTCAGGACAATAAAACACCTTTAGAAGGATTAGAAAGTAACGATATTGAGTTTGCAGTTAATGGAACAGTACAAAGTATTACACCTGCTCCAGTTGTAGGTTTTCCAGGTCGATATACGGCAACTGTAACAGCCTTGGCAAGTGCTGAAAACACTAGTCTTAGACTGCATAATACAACAGATTCCAGAACTATAATAAATAAGGACGGATCATTGTATAAATCACTGACTTTAACTAAATTAGTAGCATAGTTATTTCCCTGAGAAATCAGGGAAATTCTATTTTAAATTACCACAATGCAAACTGCGGTATCTCCTATAATTAGCGATTTAAAAGATATTAAATCAAAGCTTGAAAATAAAGCTCATGATATAATTGAAACTAAGGAACAGGAAATACTAGATTACAATAGGAAAAATCAATTATTTAGTAAAGGTGTTGATTCTAATGGACAAAAGTTAACTCCTCCATATGCTGAATCAACTAAGAAAAAGAAGCAACGTAAAGGTTTACCAACAAATAGAGTTACTCACTATGATACTGGTAAGCATTACGAAAACTTTAAAATAGAAACCAGAGGAAAACATTACAATGTTTTTGCTGATACTAAAACCAATAAAGGTTTTGATTTAGGCAAACATCTTAATGATCGGTATGGTGGAAAAGTCTATGGGCTTACTAAAGACAACAACGACAAAATCAATAAGGAAATAATACTACCAAATTTAATTCAATGGATGTACGATCAAATAAAAGTGTAAGACTTTATAGAAACTGTGATGAACTACCAATATGGAATTTTGACCAACTTATATCAGGTAAGGGATTTGAATGGTTAGTTTATGAGTATGATGGTTATGGGGATAGAGAGGTAAATGAGGAAGAATGTAATTCTCTATTTGAAAAAATAAAGGAAGAATATTTCGAGAAAAGCGAAAACCAAGATTCTATAAATATCTTAATGCTTGAAGCTGAGATTGATTATTTAACTAGAAGATATACAATAGTATATGCTCTTCTGTCAGTTCTTAAAACGGGTTGTTCAGAAAAGAATAAACCTAAGTTTTATCAAGAGCTAAGAAGGTGGAGATATTACTTAGATGAAAAAAAACCTCTAAATGTAGAAGTCAAAAGGTTAGATAATCAACATAAATCAAGTAAAACGCTTATAAATCGTAAACAAAAGGAGTTAGAAAATATGGTAAATACTGGTAGTAAATCTATCAGTTTATTCCGTCAAAAAATAAAGCTGCAAAGAACATTATCGATGCAGATGGATTTGAAAAAAATAACTGTTACTGAATGGCTTGAAATCAATAAAGAAGCTGAGGAGGTAATGAGAAATAGTAAACATGGCAAACCCTATTCAGGCGATTGAACAAGCAAGTAAATTGATTGATCAGCTAATTCAAAAACTCGAATTAACTGAAGATCAAATAGTATCTATTTCTGGATCGGCATCCAAAACAGCCAAAAATTTCTTCGATATAAAGTTGCCAAGAGAACTAAATGAGCAACTTAAGCAAAGTAAACAATTCAGTAGTGATTTAAATTCAGTTTTAAATGAGCGTCAAAACCTGCAAAAAAAGTTGGTAGATTCTCAAACTAAACTTTCTAGTGCTGTTTCAGAAGCTAACAGACAAATAATTAAAAATAAATTTGAAACACAGCAATTAAATAAAATAGAAAAAGAAAGTGCTATACTCAGTTCTAAATTAGCTACAGAATATCAAAAACTTAAAGTTAAAAGAGATCAAGCAGCAAGAACAATTCAAAGTTTGGTTGCAAAGCAAGCTCAGGGAATAAAGCTTACCAAACAGGAAGAAATACAGTTAAAAAAAGCTAGAACTGAGTATTTAAGATATAAAAACGCAGTAACAAAAGCGGATGCCGCAGTAGGGAAACTTAGTTTTACTTTAAGAAACCAAAAAGCAATAATGGCTAGTACCGTATCTACGGTAAGATCATTAGCCAGTGCATTTGGACTAACAAGTGCAGTTTTTATTTTTGCGGATATTATAAGAAATGCAATAGAAAGAGTAAGGGAGTTTGATAAGGAAATGCAAAACCTTGCGGGTATTTTAAGAACAGATAGGAAAGAGTTAAAAGATGTAGAAGATGCAATAATTGATGTTGCTTCTGAATCTATTAAAACTTCAAATGAGGTTGCAAAATTAGCTACTAATTTATTTACTTTAGGTAAGTCAAGGGAAGAAGTAAAGCTATTGCTTAAACCTGTAAATGATTTAAGTATAGCTCTTGGAACTTCTTCTGAAGAAGCAGGGGAGTTCCTAGTTCAAACTTTAAATTCTTTTGGAGCAGGAGCAGATGAAGCAGCAAAGTACGCAGACACTATTGCAGGAATTAGAACCTCTACAAGTTTAGATTTCCAAAGGATGCGAGATTCTTTTCAATACATTGCTCCTATATCTAGATTATTAAATAAAGATTTAGCTTACACTGGTGCATTAGTAGGAATACTTTCGGATAATGGTATAAAAGCAGAATCAGCAGGTCGTCTTCTTGCGACTTCACAAATAAAGCTAGCAAAAGAAGGCTTAACATTAAATGATGCACTAGAGCAGGTCAATGAAGCTTACAAAAGTGGTGCAACAGAATTAGAAATATTAGCACTAGCAGGTAATCTTTTTGGAAAACAAGCAGCTAAAATTGGAGCAGTATTGGCTATTAATACTGACAACATAGGTAGATATGAAGAAAGGATCAATGCTGCAGGTGGATCTTTAAAGGATTTAGTAAATGAACAATTAAAATCAGTAGATGCAAATTTAAAAATTACAGAATCAGCATGGGAAAGCTTAATTTTAAAAATAGATAATGGAGACAATTCTGTATCTAAGTTTGTAAAAGGAGCTTTAAAAGACCTAACACATATTTTAAACAATTTAAGTTTATTGTTAAACAACAATATATCCATTTTTGATAAATGGAAAATAGGAGTGAATACACTTACTAAAGGTTTTATGAGAACTATTCCTTTTCTAAGAACAAGCAATGGTTTATTTCATGAGAGTGTTCAACAATTAAAAGAGGATAATAAAGCTAGACTATCTAATGCAAAGGCCATAGACGAGCAAATCAAAAAATTTATAGAGCTAAACGGTTCTCTGGCACCATTTAACAAAGGGCAAAAACAAAAACAAGAAAACCCATTTAGTTTATTTATAGAAGGAGCAACAGAAGCTGAAAAAAAAGGAAGAACATATCAAGATGTACTTGACGATATTAAAGTACAAGAAGATTTATTGAAATCATCAACAAAAGAAGGTGCAGATACAATACTTGATAAAATTAGTGTTCTTGAAAAAGAAAGAAAAGCTTGGGAAAGATCTAATAAAACCAAAAAGAAAGCTGAAGTAATTATTAAGGATTCAATTCGTGATTTTGAAAACCAGATAGAAGTACTAAGAAAAAATCAAACTGAGACTTCAAAAAGTTCTGAAGAATATGCCGTTTTTGAACACCAAATTCAAGTATTAAGTAATACGATTAGAAACCTAAAAGGTGATTTTGAACAATTAGAAGATATTAGCCTAGAAGATGCTTTTAATATTTTGGGTGATGCTGCTGATTCAGATCAAGCAGTTCAAGATGATATTGACATTTTAAAAGAATTAATCAATCTAAAAGTAAATGAAGCAGGCGGGGATTTAGATAAACTGGCAATACTTTTTGATAAAGATTTATCTGTAGATCAATTAAATGATATATATGAAACACTTAGTGAGCTTGATGAAGCTTATGCAGATAAAAGAATTCAATTACAGCAAGAACTTGGCGATGAGTTAAAAAATTTAGGTTCAGAATTATTGACTTCTTTTGTCGAAATTGAAACCGAGAAATATGATGAAAGAATAGAAGCAAATAACAATTATTATAATGGACTTCTAGAAAATGAGGAATTAACTGATGAAGAGAGAAAACAATTACAAGAACAAAGAGAAGCTGAAAACAAAAGACTTGAAGATAAAAAAGAAGAAGTAGAAAGAAGAGCTTTTTTATTACAACAGGGTTATAAATTAGGTGAAATCTCAATAGATACAGCACAAAAAGTGGCTGCTATTAAGGCAAATGCTGCGTTGATGGCTTCCAATATTGCAACAGCAGCATTTGCACCAGTTGCACTAGCTCAAATACCTTTGGTTATTGCCACAGGAGCAGCTGCAGCTGCTTCAATTGCTGCGCAAACAATACCTGCATTTAAACATGGTAAACCAGAAGGGGATAACTATTTCGGTGATGCATGGGTCGGTGATGGAGGAAAAAGAGAGGTTATTTACAATCCTAAAACTGGTTCGTTTGGCATTACTCCAGATACTCCAACATTAACCACCGTGGGTAAAGATGATATTATCTATAGTTCTATTCCTGCATTTAACAAGGAGTTAAATAGCGATCAAGTTATGCAAGCAGCTTTTATGACTTCTTTATATAGTCAAAAATTGAATACAATAGAATCGAATGAAATGTTCGGAGCTATGTTATCCAAATTCCAAGGACAAATAAAAAGTGAAATAAAAAGCGGTCTCAAATCCGCAAGGTTTAATATTTATAATGATGCTCCAAAAGTTGATGTTTCAGCAGCTTTGAGATTAAGAGGGAAAATAGATGTTTAACGATAGAGTAAGATACATATTAAGAGGTGAAAACTTCGAGGAATTTAAAATCACTGATATAGGTGATGATCCTATTGGATGGGATCAGGATACTCGTAAAATAGAACGAAGTAAAAAATCAAATAGCTTTATAACTAAGTATAGTGAAAATTTAGAATTTGTAAAAGAATCAGCAACAAGATTGTATCGTCATGCTAGACAATTTGGAACTAAATCTAATGTTACGCTGACTAGACAAGAGCGTAACCCAAAAACAGATTTATTTGAAGATATATATACTGAGTCTCTTGACATGAAAGAATACACTTATAAAGACAATAAGTTCAGTACCAAATTCCTTTCAGGTGGTTTTGATGAGTTGATTAAAAATCAAATGTCAGAAAAGTATGAATTAGACAGGGAGGATGATATAAATGGCAATCCTATTTCTAAATTGACATATAAAACGGTTATTTATGATGGCCGTAAATTATTTTTACAAAGTTTACTTGAAAATAGGGATGAAATTTTATTTCAATTAGCATCAACTGGATCAGCCGATAATTTTCCTTTAACATCAAATATTACCTATGAGAGTGATGATAGTGTACAAAGTTCAAATATTTCTGGTGAAACATTTATAGGTTCAAGAAATAAAGCTTTTCCCGAACAGAGTTTTTTTTATGTGAATAAAGAAAGAGAAAGAGAGTTAAGAATTTCAATAAGTTTCAAATTCAATGTATTAAATACACTTAATAATCGTAATCCAACATTAAGATTGGTTATTGCACGAGGCACTTATACAAATCCAGGGGCATTGATGCCTATTTTCGATGTACAAACATTAGGTTCATATGTAGCCTCTGCGGGCACTGTATTTTCGGATTCATTTAACCTTAATTATTTGATTGAAAAGAATCAAGGCGTTATTATATATTTAGTTCTTGATTCTGCGTTCAGGCAAGTTAATTTAAAGTATGAAAAAAAAGATCTAAGTATAAGAATTGAAGAAGATAGTGATTTCCCTGCAACAGAAGCAAATGCACTTATCTTTCATGATGCTTTAGAAAGACAAATTGAAATAATCACTGGCAGTAAGAAAAATTTTAGATCTGATTATTTTAAAAAAGGACAGTTTAATGATTTACTGATTTCTTCAGGGAAAATGATCCGAAAATTACCAAAATTAAACGATGATCAAGAACCTACGGATGAATTAGAATCTATGACTTTATCTTTAAAAGATGGTTTAAGCTCTTCTGGATATTTTAATTTGGGTTATGGTGTAGAAACTATTGGATCTAGAAAAATATTTATAGTCGAGGATTTAAAATATTTCTTTCAAAACAAAATTACAATTCGTTTAGGTAAAGTTTCAGATATTGAACGCTCATTTGCAGAAGATTATTCATGGAAAAGTGCAGAATTTGGAAATGATAAAGCAGGGGATTATGAAGAACAACAAGGACGTTTTGAGACTAATGCATTAAACGGTTATGGATTTTATAGTTCTGAAGCTGAAAATGAATTTGATGGTAAGTCAAAATTAAGATCTGATTTAATCGCGGTGGAATATGCAAGAAGAAAAAACAATGATATTGCTCCTAGTGAAGATACCCCATATGATAAAGAAAACTTTTTACTTCATTCAAAACTGGTTAACAAAAACAATTTTAGATTAAGAAAATGGAGAGATGATCTAGAAGAACAGCCTTTAAATGTCTATGATCCAGAAAGTGCAGGAAATTTTTTACTTACTCCTTTTGCTTCGTTGGAGCGTCATGGATGGTTGTTTAGAACGTCATTGAACCGTTTTCCAGATGAATATGTTAGGTATACAAACACCACTGGATATTCAAAAATGACTACCAAACTACCTGGGAAGTTAAGAAGGTCGGAAAATGGAAACATAAAAAATAAAGAATTAGGATTTCCAAAATTCGATGATGAGATAATAAAATTTAATGTAGAAACAACATTTGAACTTAGAAAACAACTATATGGATCCTTTGAAAAAGATGGCAGACAATTACCAAATGTATACGGATTAGTAGAATTTATTAATGATGCAAATCAAAAAGAGTATGGGTGGATTATATCCGCAGAGGAATCAGATTTAGCCAGTTTTGAAATAATTAAAGCAAGTATATCAAATGCCTAGTACAATAACATTAAGATTTAATAGAGTTCCAAATGTCGGGGAGAGCATAATACTTAGACCAGATATGAATGATGGTTTTGGACCAATGATAGAAACATTTGTAGCTAGAAGGGTAGGGGCTTATCAATGTACTATTGCAAGCAATGTAAGTTCACAAAGATCTTTTTTTACTTCCGTGTTTAGGGCTGACTATCGAAACGGAGGATTTATATCATATCAATTTTTAAGTGATTTTGAATCAGGATCAGGTTTGCCAACGTTGAGAATAACTGTAAGTAATAAAGAAAACTTTTTTGATTCTTACATTGACAATACTAATGGAGCATTAACTGTTTTAGGTGTAAGTACAACTTTACCTCCTAATGTTCCTGCAGTGGATAACGTTTCATTTACACAAGGTGATTCGCCATGTAATGAAGTTAAAGGATCTTTTAGTTTTAGTACTGGAGTAGATTCTTTAATAATCAGAGATTCTTTAGGCACATCAATTGAAAGTCCTGCTATACCTTCAGATATAACTTCTTATATAACCTCAATAAATTTAAATAAAGGATCATCCTACACGATACAGGTTTTCAAAGCTGGATTATCAAGCACTAAATCGTTTACAACCCCTCCAAAAATATCGATTAAGAGTATTACTAAATCATTTACACCAAATGGATATACCGTTACAGTAAATGCAAATGGTGATATAGGAACTAATGGTGTAATGTATCAGATTGAGAATGCAACGCCTCAAAATAGTCCACAATTCCCAGGTTTGTTAGAAGGAACATATAATTTTACCATACTTGATGCTTATGGTTGTGTTATTAGCCAATCTTATGAGTTAATAGATGATTTATCAACTACTGGGAGCTTAGATCCTTATTTTGAACTTAGTGAGTTAAATAGCTTTCATTTCGCCAAAAGAGAGGAAAACAAGTTGTATGAAAACTACTTTAATACATTGTCTTTTGAAGAATCTTCATATAAGCCGATCAACTTCACCCATTTAATAAACAAATCTGATATTGTTACGATACAATTTAGAAGTACTTATGAAACACATACTGCAAAAATAGTAGATCAAAACAATGTTGAAAACATTATTCCGGTAGCAAAAAAGAGCGAGAACATAAATATTTTTGATGCTAGGGATGCATATTTAACCTACCTAGGAAACAACAAAACAGGAATATACTTCTTTGGTGGAAAAACTTATGATCCATCTACTAGAGTAGAGAATGGTATTAATATTTATGACTATAGTTTACCAACTTTTTACGATATAGACTCTTTTGTAAAACTTGGTAATTTAGGATGGTATCAGATAATAGATATAGTATTTGATGAAGATTTACAATCATGGGTAGCAGTTACAAATTACAGAAGTAATTCATTTACGGTTGATCAAAATATTGTTGTAGATATTAATTATAATCAATTAGATTATGAAGTATATGAATTTACTGTTGATTTCTCTTCTTATGAAGGTTGCTATTATTTAGACTTAACTTTTAGTGGTTTTGATGAAACAGTAACTTATAATTCTGAGGTAATTGAAGTTGCTGAATCTTTTAATAAAACTTTCGAAATAATATCCAGTAATACAGAAAATAATGAGATCAATTATAATACTGGTATAAAACATATAGTGCGTCTTAAGTACTTAAAACCAAAAACTGTTTCAAATAAAAAAGATATTAATGTTAATAGAACAGACACCAAAATCTCACATCTCAACGCAAGATTAACGGATAAGTTTAATTTTATCTTTAGACCTATTCCGATGGCTATAGTCATAAAATTAACGCGAGTGTTAGCTTTGGATAGGGTCTTTATTGATGGAGTTGGTTACATCGCTGGGGATGATTATGATTTTGAACCTTTAGGAGATTCTAACCTATATAAATTTACTGCTATTATGACTCCAAATAACAAGCAGTTTGATTCTTCGAGTAATAGAAACGTGATTTCTAATGTAGAGTATGAAGGTGGATTTGTAGAAACACAAGATGGTCAAGGGTTTATAAAACTTAATCCTTAATTTTTTTGTTATTATTCTTATTTAGTCTAAATAAAAATAGTATTTTTGAATATGGGATCTTTAGAACAAGAAGTAGCACAGATAAAGAGACAACTACAAAGCTCTCAAACACTTGATGAAGTGCCAGTTAAACCCGTTTTACAGAATGTTGACAAGATCGGTATCTATGACAAATCGAGCAATCAAGTTGCTACTATATTGTTCTCGGAATTTGTTAATCAGGTTGCTTCAGGTAATATTATTTTTGAGGAGGAATTAAATTCAGGAACTCCAACAGGTAACATTTTAATCAAACAAAGTGGACTTACTGTATTGACAATTGGTAAGGCCGGACAAACTAATGAATATAGTGATTTAAACGGTAAGCCAGATTTATCAGGTTTTATTACAAGCGATGATTTAATTACCGATCAAAACAATCAGATTAAGATTATTGATTTAAGAAATCTAGATTATTCATCTGGTACACAGACAAAAATAGAAGTTGTTATTCAGGAGTTCAATGCATTAACTACACTAGAGAAAACAATTAACGAACGTCAGATAGTATTTTTAAAAGCAACTATCACAGATACTTTAATAGGAGGCAAGACTGAAAATTTATTTTCCATTAATAGAGGAAAAGGCGCACAGGATTTAGTTGTCTCGGATATTGGAATATTTCAAGAAAAAATAATTGTTGACTTGGTAACTGATCAAGTCACCTTGTTAGACAAAAAATATCAGGGAAATCAGGTCTATGCTACACTTATAACACCACCTACACCAGTTGGTGAAAATATAACATTTACTCATAATCTTGGAATAGATAAATATTTAAGAGTTGAAGCATTTACAGAAATTGTAGGTGGGAATATCGGTTCACATGCTGATTTACCATCATTAGCAACAAATGTAATACCAACGGATAATGATTTAGTAATCACCGGATGGGAATTTGAAACAAATTCTTTGTTATATATAGAATTTACAAAAGTATAAAAATGAAAAAGACAATTTTATTAATAACTCTCATATTTACAACTTTGGTTTTTGCTCAAAAACCTAAAGCAGATGTGATACGATTTGATCCGCAAACAAGTGCGCCTTTAAATCCTCAAAGAGGATGGGTGTATTATAGTTCTTTGGATGATGGTATCTATAAATATGATGGCACATCTTGGATTCAAATAGGGAGTGGATCTTCTGGAAGTAGTTTAATTATAACTGATGGTACCAATACTATAAATGACGTAACTAATATTAATTTTACTGGAGCAACAGTATCAGGAACTACACCAAATGGTGTAATAACTATTTCTGGTGGAGGAGGAGGATCTTCCACTGGACTTGAAAGACTAACAGAGGTAGGAAATTCGGGATTTAGAATAATTGGGAGAGATCCGTTAAATTATGGTGATATAGGTGCAGAGGCTTTAGATTTTTCTATAAGTAATTCCCCTTCAAACACAAAAGGAGCAACGGGAGTTGGCTCAGTAGCATTTGGTACTAGTGATTCACCAGGTCTATTGTCTTTTGCAGCAAATGGAGATAATAATTCCAGTGGAGATTATTCTGCTTCTTTTAATTCCGATACAGATTCAGGAGGATATGCTAGTTTTTCAGCCGGTGAAGTAACTTCTTCGCCTTCATATGTTGAGTTTTCTATTGGTTCTTATTCTATTCCGTACACTCCTGCTTCAACAACATCTGTATCAGGTACTGATAGGTTGTTTAATGCAGGGAATGGAACTTCTTCTGTTGCAAGTAACGCTTTCACCATATTTAAAAATGGATCTATTGTTCTTTATCCAGTTTCTAAAGCATCGATTACTAATGCACAGGCCGGAATGATGATTTTTGATTCTGACGAATCCAATAAGTTAAAGTTTTATGACGGGACTAACTGGAGAGAAATAACCACAACAATTGATTAATGAGTTATAATAATCCCATAATTGTAATTGATAGAACAGAGATTCAGCCTGTAGAAATGACAAATGGTCAAAAATATATGTTTGATCTAAAGTCAGATACTTGCCCATATAATGATTATGCTTGTTTAGTATTATCATATTCCAAAAGTATAAAATCACACATTTCAACATTTACTATAGGTGAGGATACAGGTATAACTAAAAAATCAGATGGTACACTTTATTTTGAAATAGATCCTACCCAATTTCGAAGAAATGTTGAAGTTGTTTATGCCGAATTTTTCGGTTTTGGTTCAGGATATAGACATATAGAGTTCATATTATCATTAAATAAAAGCGCATGGAGCGCGAAACCTTAAAAACATAAATTATGGCTTTAACAGTATATCATGAGGGGATGTGTTCTAAATCAGTAGTAAAAGAAACCGAAAATGGGATTAGATATGAAAAAATAGAGGCTAACACCGGTAACGGTTTAGAAATAGGTGATATAGGAGTAGGAGGTCAATTAGATGATGGTAGTTATTTAGTTAATGGAGTTTTTACTGGTGGTTCTGATACATCACCAGATAGTTGGAATATAATTTTTGGAAGTTAAAGAAATGAAAAAAGTATTAATTGTAATTGGAATGCTTTTTTGTGTATTGGGGAATTCACAAAAAGTAGGAATAAACACTTTAGGAACACAAAACGACAGTATTGTTCAATGGGGAGCAGATAAAAAACTAAGATATGTTCCATTATCTACATTAGCAGGTTGGATAAATGATGCTATTACCGGAAGTGCCACAGATAATCAACAATTATCTTTATTAGGGAATGTATTATCCTTAGAAAATGGCGGTTCGGTTGATTTAACACCAATATTAGGAGGGAGTGATCAAACGATTCAGACATTTTCATTTAACTCAACAACTAATTTATTATCTCTTCAGCTGTCCGGTGATACATTAATGACTGTGGATCTTTCTACATTATCTGGAGGATCTGGAGGAACGGATAATCAACAACTTACAAGAGTAGGGAATACTATAACTTTAGAAGATGGAGGAAGTATTGATATTTCTGATAAACAGGATAATCTTGTTAGTGGTACTAATATAAAAACCATTAATAATCAAAGTATTCTTGGTTCAGGGAATATAAATATTTCCGGTGGAGGAGGAGCAAGCACCAATCCTAATATTTTTATACCAACCCTTGCTAGTGACTTTACAAGCCCAGATCCTGCAAATGCAAATAAGATATGGGAGATACAAAGTGATATAGATATTGCTTTATCTTCGATTACTATGCCTGCAAACGTAATAATATCTCTACAAGGAGGTAATGTGCAGAATGTAGGCACATTAGTTGGGAATAATACTTCGTTTCAGTTTGCTAGTGAAAATTCAGTCTTTGATTTGTTTGATGCAACCTTATCTGGAACATTTACAGTTAGTGAAATTTATGCATCTAATTTCGGTGCTGATGATACTGACTCTAATACTATAAACAATTTCAACGTAGGAAAGCAAATGCTTTTCATGGTGAATCAGAATTCAGGTACTTTAATTTGGAATAAAGTTACAGATGGTGTTTATCATAGAGATCAGTATATCGATGATTATAGTAGTCCATTTTTTACTAATGGACCTGGTAATGATTTTTTATGGCTTGTAGGAAATGGATATAATCATGTTACCGTAACTTCTGAAAATGCCATTTTAAAATTTAACCCCAGTAGTCTAAGAAGATCTGCAATGTTTACTTTTTATAACACTAAAGGATCTGTTATAGAAAATATGCATTTAAGAGGGGATAGATTTGAGCACTTTTATGACAAAACTATTGAACTTACTAGTGCTGCTACTTCTGTCGGAAATGTAAGATTACGAATTATAGAACATCCTCAGTTTAAGGATGATGTTACTCAAAAAGAAATTAATGAATTAATACCGTTAACGCTTAGTAATATTAGTACTAATGTTACAGAGATTATCAACTATGTAAATACTGATCCTGATTTTTCCGATTGGTCAGCTACTAACCCTACTGGTAATGAAATAGAATTAAGAGGGCCACCAGGGCAATATGCGACTGTAATTTTTACAGACGAAACTTCTGGTGCAGGAGTAACAGTAGATATTATAGATCTGTATGAGTGGGGGCATGGTATAGTTTATGGTTCCAGAGCAGATGATTGTATAGTTAGAAATAACATTATAGAACAGTTTCATGGAGATGGTATTGCCAGAAGAGATCAAACTAATGGTAATTTTGATATAGATGATGCAGATTTAACTGCTGGATTTATAGATGAAACAGGAGCCATATCTGCAAGTACTGTATACCAGTATATGACAGTTACAAGAGATATGCCGACTCCTCATCAATGGTTTACATTTTTCCCAGGAGCTTCTACGAGTGTTTATTTAACACATTTTAGGTATTGGATGATATTTTATGATGAAAATGACGTATTTATCGAAAAATCTTCTACACTCACTCCTTATACGGTATATGAGTATCCTGAGAAATACAAAAAGTATAGAATATTAGTAGATGATAACGGAACTAATATTACAGACTTTAGATGGTTTGTTACATCTCCAAGTTATCCTTTTAGAGCTATAATTGAAAATAATGTATTAAGAGAGAATAGAAGACATGGTATTACTAATCCTGCCATAGGCGCTAAGATATTATATAATAATTTTTATAAGAATAGCGGAGTAAAACCTGAAGGAGATATTAATATAGAAGACTACGGAAAAAAGTCCAATGACTATATTATAAAAGGAAATAGATTTACACAATCAAATTCTTTTAATCTAAGTATTAAAGGCCCCGATGGTGTAATTATAGATAATAATTGGTTTTATGGAGGTGTAGAAGATCTTAATGGAGATTATGACTCTAAGACAGTTGCTATCCTTACTTCTTTCTGTAGGAAAGCTAAGATCATAAATAACTTTTTTACAAATAAATCTAGTAATGTCGATTTGTCCACAGATTTTAGAGGAAATACATTAACTAATAGTCAGATTGATGTTAGGTCTGGTGGTGCTGTGGTAACGGATAATATATTCATAAATTCAAGGGTGAGAAGCGGTGCACCAGGTGGAGTAGTTAGTGAAGGACTTCTAAAAGAACATTCCTATGTAAACAACAATACTTTTTATATAAATGAAGGATGGGGAAATGCTTCTTTTATAGATGAAGATAATACTATTAGATGGGATAATAATAGATTTGTTTTTAATCACAAAGCTACTCAACACGCTCCATTAAACGAAGAATCGCTAAGATTATTAGAATGGAAAAATTCATCTGAGAATTATTTAAGATCACAGAGAACAATTCCTGTAGGAAGACCATATACAGGAGATTATAAAAATGTAACTGTAGAAGGAGGGGTTGTACAAGCTTCTGAAAGACATTTAGTAGGGTGGTCACAATATGCATCTGATTCCAAAAACATTAATCTAAGTAATAGTTTAAAAATAGAGGGAGGATCAGAAAAATCTTTTACTATTGAAGGAGGTAAAATTAATGGTTGGTTATGGTTAGTATTAGAACAATTTGGTACAGAGGGTGTAGGAGATTTTGAAACAATTACAATAAAAGATTTAGTTATTGATGTTCCTATCAATATTGATGCTAATGATGGATACTTAAACAATTCTCAATTTGGAGGAACCCAATTACAAAATCTATTCAGAATAGCCCAAGATAAAAATGTAAATCTAGTGTTTAAGAATGTAACCTTTACAACGTTAGACACTAGTAGTGGGTTATTTATGTATTTAGGACATAGAGGCACAACTGTATTTGATAATTGTACTTTTAGTAGTCCTACTGTCCAAACTATAGATTTTACTACAGGAGGTGCAGCTAAAACAATTGGTATACATAGAGGTCCTAATACTGGAAATATTACTAATATAAATCCTTCTACAAACAATATATCTTTTATATATAGAGGAAGTGATACAGGATTAATTAGCTATTCTGGAAGTGTTGGAAGTGTTCAAAATCTTGATCAGACATTAGATCAAGGAAATATTACAGACGCTAACATGATAATGGAGAGTGCGAATGAACAAGAATTTGTGATGAAACGTACAGGTACATTTGGAGATCAGATAAATCCTGAATTTAAAATGGGGCGTATTGTTTTAGGAGGTATTCCAGAGGCTAAATTAAGATTTTTAGCAAAAGATGATAATAAATATCTTACAGATACACCATTTTTTGAGATGGAAGGTAGTGGAACAGTGGCTTCTCTTAGACAGGTGGTAGGTAGTAATTACGAAGCATTTGTTGGAACACAAGTAAATCCTACTTTTAGACTTTCAACAACCGATTTAGATCCTGGGGCTGGAGTTATACAAAGTAGTAGATTAGAATTAGGAAGTGGAGAAGGAAATGCGACTGATGTATTTTTAGAGCGTCAAGGAGCAAATCAGCTTGGTATAGTTTTAGGAGGAAGTTCTAAAAGAATATTTTATTCAGATAGTGAATTTAAACCTACCGGTATTGTAGATGCTTGGGAAAATACTCCTACCACACCATCTACCCCAGGAGCGAATGTAATTAAAGTTTATAATAAAAATGGCGTCCTCACTCAACTTGATGATACAGGAGTCGAAACCTCATTAACAGGAGGAGGATCAACAGCAATAGCCTCAAATGTTTCTTATACTGGAACAACTGGATTAACTTCTGTTAATGTAGGTGATGCATTGGATGAAGTAAAAACACAAATTGATGCCACTTCTTTTAATGGCGGTACCATTACTCAGAATCTAGTTTTAGATGATGCAGTAGGAAGTCCACCACAAATAAGACTTGATAATTTAGTAGGAGGAGAACAAGTAAGAACGAGTTTATTTACAATTAATGAGGCTTTTACTTTACAAATTGCCAATTTAGGTGCGACTAGCCCATTTACTACAGGCTTAGTTTTTAGCAGTACTGCGATTCGGCCAACAAGTAATAATGCTTTTAATTTAGGTACATCTTCAACTCGTTTCTCAAATGGTTTTTTTACAGGCAAGGTAACTGCTTCAGAATTCGAAATCGACGGTGGGGTTTCAACTGAATTTTTAAAAGCAGATGGTTCTCTGGATAACACAACATATCTTTCATTAAAAACAATAACCAATTACTCAGCAAGTCAAAACTTTTTTAGCAGTGATATAAATAATGCTAGAAATTATACTGGGGCAGCAAATAACACATGGTTATTGTCAAACACTACTAATACCGCAGCAAACATAGGAGATTCTATAGATCTATATTCTTCTTCAGTTGCGGGGAATGTAACAATAAATCCAGACACAGGAATTACAATACTTGATTCCGGTAATGGTTTGGTATTAGGGCCAACAAGAAGAAGTGGGAAAATAACAAAGGTCGCTACCGATACCTGGATCGTGACCTTATATGATTAAAATCTTTATATGTAATTAGAAAAATGTCTGATTCAAGGAATATAACTATGAACCTAAATAATATACTCAACTCTCTTTTAGTTGCTGCTATCATAGGAACTATAGGTTTTCAAATGAGTACCAATAAGAATGTAGCGGTAATTCAAACAGAAATTACTATGGTGAATAAAACTTTACAAGATTTAAAAGATGCTAAAAAAGAAGCAGTTACAGCAGATCAATTAGAAAATCTTATTAAGCCTATAGCTGACCAGGTAAAAAAAAATAGCACTCTTCTTGAAAAGAGATCTGACTTTATTGAGGAAACCGCAAAAGAACAAATAAGGATTAATGTCCAAATGGAGAATTTTGAAAAAAGGTTGTACAAGATAGAATTTAAAAGTAAATAATTATGGAAGTGATAAAAGGATTATTGGTTTGTTTTTTGATGATGACAATCATTAAGTTTATTCATTTTAAGTATTTAAGAAAGAATAAATCAAATGAAAAATTTGACATCTTAATTTGGATTCAAGATAATTGGATGGATTACTTCATTTACATTGGAATTTCCTTTTTAGTTTATGTGTATAATACAGATGCTATAAATACAATTAATTACGTTTTGCAAAAAATAGGTACTGACTGGCGTATTCCAGATATTGAAAACAGGTCTTTTTATTTTGTTTTGGGGCCTATTGTGTTGAGCTTTATTGCTTATAAATTTCTTAGAAATAAAGTGTCTAAGCCAGTTCAGAATAAGATAACGCCACTTAGCTAGTTTATGAATCTGATAGAACAACAGCAGTTATTTACATTTGATGTTTCTTTATTAATTCAATATGCGCATGGATTAGGGGTGAAACTGACATCAGGTGAAGCCTATAGAACAAGGTCGCAAGTTCTATTAAACTACTTTGGATATAAGGTTGTGAATAATAAAGGGAAATTATCTTTAGTTAAAAGAAAAAGAACTTCCTGGACTCTTAAAAGCAAACATCCGGAAAGAATGGCAATCGATTTTAATTTTTTCATAAATGGAAAACTTACATATGATGATCCATTAATTGTGAATATTGGAGAATACTGGGAATCCTTAAGTACACAAAACGAATGGGGTGGTAATTGGATTGATCAGAAAACAGGTAAAAGAAAAGATACCCCGCACTTTCAAAGAAATTGGTTTTAACTATTTGTTATTAAACATTTGATTGATAGCTTCAGCTTGATTTTTTTGATAGAAGTCTTTAAGATACGTTTGTGTTGTAGCTAACCTAGAGTGGCCAAGTAATTTAGATATGGTTAAAAGGTCAATTTCATTTTTGACTGCATAATCAGCAAAAGAGTGTTTTGCCGAATGAAAAGTAAGTTGTTTCAATTTATTGTTTTTGCAAAGAATTTTAAAACTACGATTCACTGCATTATTCCCGATATAAATTTTATGTTCTATTTTTTCCATTTCATTGGTTTTGACACCTTTTAAAATTGGGAAAATATAATCTTTGTTAAGACCTTTATATTTTTCTAATATAGCCCTCACTTTATCTGTAATTGGTATTGTGCGTTTTGATCCAGTTCTTTTTTTTGATTTATTCATTACATATACAATCTCATTTTTGTTTACATTATCCCATTTCAAACGACAAACATCTCCAAATCTCATACCTGCATTATAAAAAGCAAATAAAAACATATCTCTTGCTCTGATTTGCCCTTTATGTCTTGGTTCTATGTTTATAGATTCTAGTTTTAATATGTCCTCATAAGTAAATGTTTCTTTTTCGGAATTTTCAGTTTTTATAGAGTAGTTGTCAAAAGGATTATCATTAATGTATCCTTGCTTAATTGCATCCTTTATTATTGATTTTAGATATTTCATGTTTGCTGCAATTGTATTAACTCGGTTACCGCGATCAAACATAAATTTCTCGAATGATAATAAGTACTCAAGGGTTAAGTCTTTGAAAGTTGTATTGGGGTTGTATTTTTCGAGTTTTACCAGATATTTAGAGCATATATTTGCACTACTAATTTTCCCTTGTCTTTTTATTGTTTCTATTCTAGTCTTATAGAATTCAATAAATGATTGTTTTCCTGTTGATTGTCGATTCTTCCATAAATTTACTAAACTCTTTGAACCTAAATTTTTATGATCGGTAGAGAATGATAGGAATTCGTTTTTAAACTCTTTTAATTGTGAATTTAATTTATCTTCAATAGGGTGTTTACGGATAATAGATTTTTTAGCATCCCACTGATTTTTGTGAATTGCTATTCCAGTTGGTAGATATTGAGGGATTCTATCAATTGTAATTCGCATTCTTATAGCGAATGTACCATCCCTTTTTTGATAGTCATTAAGTATATAGTCTAATGTCAT